TCATTTGTCAACAACTTCAACTTCAATAGTATCAAAAATTCTATTCAATGCACCAGCAAATGATCTATATCCAGAACCAACATATACTTGTCCAAGTACAACTGATACCGTTGCTACACCCCAAAAGATGTAATAGAATCTGGACTTGACTTGATTTTTTTGTTTTTCTTCATTAATCATTTGAATTCACAACTCATCATAATTTCTGTTAGACATGCCAACAGGTTGATCTCTTGGTCAGGAACAATAGGAATACTGTTCATGTATTTGGCAATGATTAAAACTGCTTCAGGAATAGAAGAAGGTTTCAATACATCATACAGACTATCATAGATCTTACGCATTACCATCGTAGGATCATTATCCATATGTTGTACTACCCAGTTTTTAACTGTGGTAAAATCTTTCTTCTTTAATGCCGTAAGCAAACTATCAAGATTAACATCAGCAACATCAACAAGAATAGCTGAGTCAATGGATCCACTAGCAGAATAGCGTTGACACTCATTAATAAGCCTACGCCAGTCAGGATAATACCTCCTAACAAGTTTAGCCAAAACTTTATCTTCAAATTTAACATCTTCTTTTGTAAGAATAGTTTGAAGGCGATTAAAAAACTCACCTTGTATCTTTACTGCTTGATCATTTTTAATCCTAAAATCAACAACCGTGCATCTAGAATGCAGTGGTTCGATGATCTTGTTAATGAAGTTGCATGTGAAGATAAAGCGACAGTTGCCATGAAACTCCTCCACAGCAGTCCTCAGGGACAGTTGCACGTCATTGGTTGTGTTGTCTGCCTCATCGATGATGACCACCTTGTGGGACGCACCAGAGGTCAGAGAGACAGTCGTGGCAAATTGCCTTACGCGGTTCCTCACGGTGTCTAGGAAGCGTCCTTCATCAGATCCATTGATCACGATGTAAGATGCACCAATCTCCTCACACAATGCCTTAGCAATTGTGGTCTTACCTACACCAGCAGTCCCAGTAAGTAAGAGATTAGGCAATTCGCCTTGAGCGACGAATCCTTTAAATACATCCTTGATAGTCTGTGGGAGTATACAGTCATCTGTTAATTTTGGTCGATATTTTTCGACCCATAAAAATTCTTTACTCATTCAGATTCTCTAGAGATTTACTTAGGTTCAAGGGCAATGTAATAAGTTAGATCAACATCAGTATTAACCCACTCTGAGATTAGATGTTGAGATACTTTAACCGTGTAATCACCAGGTAATACACGAATGTTTTCAATCTTAAGATCAAGAGAATAGGTACCAGTAGTACAACCTGCCACGGTGAGATCGTAAGTATTACTGGTATCATTTTCTTTGTCCCTAAGGATAAGTTTAATTTGATCAGAACCTTCTTCAGAATAAAAAGTAAGATCAGGTAAACTATAAACTGCAGATGCTTTTTGTAAAGCTACAAGATCATCAGCAGAAAGATTAAACTCTACATCAGAACCAGGAAATTTCACATTCTTTTCTGGTGCAGACTTTAGCGTAATCTCTGGATCCGAAAAATAATATTTAGCAGACTGACGACCGCCACGGATGTTAACAAAATCGCTACTGGTAAATTCCAATTGAGGATCATTAAACAAAGAAATACCACTAAGAAACTGACTGAGATCATAAATTGCGAAGTCAGAAGGAAATACTTCTTCGCCAGTGAATTTCGCGAGAATGTTTTCTGCATTGCTAATAGTTCGTACTGTACTACCCTGTCGAAATACGATAGAAGAGTTAATGGTAGAAAAATTCTTGAGTACATCAAGTGTTTTTCTAGAAAGGATTACCTTATTTGTCATAATCTACTGAGAAAGGTGTAGGGTTGTTAGCGTTAATCTGATCTGCTTTAGCTTGCTTGTCACTAAAGTGACAAAGGAGAATAGCGTAATGGGCAATCTTAATAATGTCCTTACGTGTTGTACCCTTCCTATCATAACGTGAAGCATATTTCAAAATGTTAGACCTACAGAATGCTTCAGCATCACCAACAGAATCAATAAGATCTAATGTTTGGATCCCATTCTTACTGTAGTGAGCACTGTAGGTGCTAGAGATATAATCTGAGATCTCCTTAAGGATCTCACCTTCATTGTACTTCAATTTTCACTCCATACATGATCAATGTCACTATGGTAGCATTGAAATTCATTTCCGTCAAGGTCAATCACATTAATTTTATGTGTTGCCTGCCATGTGTTGCCACTATCACCAATGATACGGACACTCCTACCGTCCTTAAGACGGATGATGTGTCCTAGGTATCCATCAAACGGTTTGGTCATTTGTTTCTTCCTCGTTTGTTTGAACGTCAGCATCGATCTTATCATAAAGTTCGATGAATGATTGTTTGGTTTCCTCGTCAAAACGATTAACACAAACTTTGATTGCTTTCATACGATCCTGCCAGATAGCAAAAGCACGAATGATGTGTACAAGTCTACGTGTAGAAATTACTTCATCAATACCACCATCTTTAAAAGTCTTACGGATGATGTCTGCCCAGTTAGCTAGATTAGTACAGAACTCTTCGTCAAGAACACCAAGATTACCTGCTGCTTTCTGTAGGATCTTAGTCTCAGTAACAGAAGTAGGATACTCTTGCTCAAAGGTTAAAGCAAATCTCTCAAGGAATGCTTCATTCAATACATTAGTACCGATGAACCTACCATCCTCAGATCCTTTACCCTTAGTATTAGCAGTAGCAATGATGTTGAAACCTGCTTTTGGTTCTACATAGCGACCAGTTTTCTTGAGGAAGACACCCTTACCTTCAAGAACAGATTGCAAACAAAGGATCTTGTTAGATGCAAGGTCAACTTCATCTAGAAGCAACACTGCTCCCCTCTCCAATGCTTCAATAACAGGACCGTTGTGCCAAGCAGTCTGACCATTTACCAATCTAAATCCACCGATAAGATCATCTTCATCAGTCTCAATGGTAATGTTGACACGAATGAGTTCCCTATTTAGAGCAGCACATGCTTGTTCTACAGAGAAGGTCTTACCGTTACCAGAGAGACCAGTGATGAATGTAGGGTAGAAGATCTTAGACTTGATGATCTTCTTGAGGTCAGCAAAATTACCGAAAGGAATATAGTTAGGATCCTTATCGGGAATAAGGTTTTGCTGAACAGCAGGAATAGCAGAGGGTGCTTGGTAAGTTTGCTCAAGTTTTTCTTGAACCGTAAGGTTCCACTTGCCAATACCCTGCTTATAAGTCTTAAGTCTCTTTTTAACAGTAGCTAGAGAACAGTTAAAATGCTCTGATGCTTCAAAGAGTTGTTTAGTGTTTACTTCAGTACCACACTGATCAGTAAGATATGTAACGAGGTCTTCAGTAGTAACGGGAACAGGAGCGAATGGCATAATGTGTTTTGTTTTCTTGTGTATGAATATAGTATAAGGCATCTGGTGGTCAATGCGACCACCTGTGTACCAGTTTGTCAACTGACATACTCTATGAAAGAATTCAGTAGCTTTTTATTGGTGGACTTACTAGCAAGCATCTTCTTGAATGCACGAGAGATCTCACCCTTCTTAGCACCAGACTCAACGTTCAACTCTGTGCTCTGATTTAAAGCATTGTTATTGATAGCATAAAGAGCACTGAATGCTACAGGATTAGGAATGATTGCAGACTTCTCTTTCTTCCACTGCTTTTGAATATCAGAGTATGACTCAAATGAACCATAGCGTTGAACAAAATTGGACAACTGACTACCCTGAAGAATACGGAATCCAATTACATTTACGCCAGAGTTACGATCACGAACCTGCTGAATAAAGACGTTAGTAACACTCTCATATTCAAACTCAGGATATACACGACCAGTCTGACGATCACGTAAGCAGTTACCCCAATCAATACGAGAAGGACGAACAATGTTTTCATCTTTGTGATCAACATATTGTTCTTTACCATAAGCAGATTGACATGCTTCACCATCAGTTAAGATACAAACATTAACTTTCTGTAAATCATTATTTTTCTTGAACTCAGGAATGATGTAATTAAGCATCACAATCGCTTCATTTAATGGTGTACCAGAAAGACCAACACCAATTGTGTTTCGATAACTACTGTAATTTCTATAGCAGTTTGCTTCCCTATACAAGTTCTTACACATACGCTCATAGTCACGAGCATTAGAACGTGAAGAAACAAAGTTCATCAAATGGAATTGATTAGAATCAATATAAAATTCATCCTTCTTTAATCCATCCCATTGACGATAGTAATCATAACTAAGATCTTCTAGAGTCTCACCTGCAGCATTTGCAATAGCACGTTTTGCTGCATACCACTCATTAGTAAAAGCATATACTTCAAATGGAATTTGAACTTTCTTACAGAATGAAGTTAAACTAATAAGTTGCTTAACAGTAGCTAACAACTCATTCTGCATAGAACCAGACCAGTCAAGGATAAAGATAAGACCATGATTCTTACCATCAGGAACAACAGTTACCTTTTTAAAGATGTCCTCATTATAGAGATAAGTATGTAACTTAGTAGTATCAAGTACACCAGTCTTAGATTCACCAGCACGAGAATAAGCGTCAGCAGACTTGCGGCACTCAAATTCTTTAACAAGATAATTTACTTCCTTTTGTGATGACTGACGAAACTCACGGTATGCATTATCAACATCATCATAAACACCTTCAATGTCAGATGCTTGACTGTCAATCCAATCGTGAAGAACACTCCAATCTACAAGGTGATTATCTAAATCAACTTTGTTAGGAATTTCAATATATCTAGTGTCGCGACCACCATAATTACGAGAAGAAAGATTTTCTGCTTTCTCATTGAAAGAACGTTGTGTTTCAGAAGTGTCTCCACCTTCAGAACCATCACCTTCTCCCTCTTCATAATCATCTGGATTGAAATCTGCATTAGATGTAGAACTCGCACCACCAAAGTTAGGTTGAATATCATTATCTGAACCTTCTTCAGATTCTTCCTCTTCAGATTCTACTTGATCTTCTTGATCTTGATCTTCTCCTTCACCAGATTGATAAGAAGAAGATGTAGAAATCTCAGCAACATGTTCAAACTCATTACTGAAATTATGTACGTCAACAGCTATCTGTAGAACTTCTTCAAATGTTTCTGCAAGATCAGTACGAGCAACAAATAATTTCTCCTCAATAGAGAAAGGAATAAGTGCATCAGCACCAACCTTAAAGTGAAGATTGATACGATCAATCAAACTAAGATTAGCAAGATTCTCACCATGAATATTAAAGAAATCTCTATCATTTAATTCTTTATAACCACCAGCAAAAGACTTACGAAGACCAGGATACTTACGCTTCATCAATTTCTCAATACGAGCATCCTCAATAACATTCACAAAGTCCTTAGGGCAGTCTGCAACATCAGTCCAGTCTTCATTAGGTGTGAACAATGCATGTCCAACCTCATGACCAACAAGCATATCATATACAATGTTGCTTGCTTTGTCCCAATTAGGAAGAGTCAAGACACGACGGTCAACATCAAAATATGCTGTAGGAGTTGACTTGTGCTCTACCACAAGGTTTTCTGTAGCTAGAAGTCGTGCTAGGTTTCCTTTGATCTCTTTTTTGATTGTGATCATGTGTCTCTGTGTCTGATGTATACATCATAACAAAGAAACGGACTAGCCAACCAGTCCGTGTGTCACTTCGTTAACTGTCACGTTGAGGGTTGAGTAGTTCTTGACCTTCTCCACAGAGATAGTACGGTCGAACTTATCGTCCATACCCTGCTTGTGACTGATGACAAACACTTTTGTAGTGTCATCAAAGTTACGTAAGATCCATCCTAGGTCAGATGTTCCAGATTGGTCAAGAGATCCGTCAAAGATCTCATCGAGTATGAGGAGGTTAGTATCCACGCTATTCTTAAGCTTAGCAATACTGCGCCAAGTGAGTAGAAGAGCGATATCAATACGAGCTTTTTCTCCCTCACTGAACGAATCATAGGAAAATACATCACGGTATCTGGATTTAATTATCTCATCAAAGTTCTCGTCAAGGGTAAAATTGACATAGAACTCCATCTTTTGTAAGAATTCGTTAATTAACTTATTCATAGTAGGAAGATAGGTTTTGATAATCCTAGTCTTAATACCATTATCTTTAAGGAGTTGACCTGCTGTTGCAAGAACATCACGATCAGATTTCAAAATAGCTTGCTGCTTACCCAGATCTTTCTTATCCTTGATAAGAGTTTCTAGTTTATTATACTCTGCTTTCTTGTCAACACTATCACCTTGCAGTTCTTTAATCTCTTCTTCAAGTGAATCCACTTGTTTGCGGATTGTCATTAACTGGAAGTTGGTTTGAGATACTGTCGTATTTAATTCATTAACCTCAAGTGATAAGGTGACAAACTTTTCATTTCTTTCTTCTTCCTCTTTGATAGCTGACCTAAGTTCTTCACACCCCACATTAATATCACTGACCTTACCTTTACCGTCACTTAGTTTTAAATCACGAAACTCTTTTGATATGTCTTGTGTACACGTAGGACACACATGGTTGTTCTCAAAGAACTCAAGTTCCTTCTTACATGTGTTCAACTTATGTGTCACCTTGATCAAGTATGTGTTCAACTTCTTCAATTTTTCATTGGACTTGGAATAGTCCTGCATTTCTTTATTAAGATTACAGATTTGTTGTGTCAATTCCTGAACATCTTCTGTACCTTGTAGCTCAGTCTTTCTATATGCAAATATCTTTTCTTCCTTACGATCAATTTCTTCCTGATTCCTTTTCTCTAAAGTAATCATAGTTTGCTTCTGTAATTCAATCTTGTCCCTTAGAAGATCAAGTTGATAATTAATCTCACGAACTTCATCATTGTTCTCACGCATCTTATCTTTAAGGAGAACATTCATAACAGAAAATACTTGAATGTCTAGAATGTCTTCAATAATATCACGACGCTGACCACCAGGCAGTTTCATGAATGGGACAAATGTAGATGATCCCAATACAACAATCTGCGTGAATGATTTGTAATTCATCTTGAGCACATTCTGCTCAAAGTTTTTCTGCTGTTCGTTTACAGAACTCTCTTGATTCCACAGTTGCCCATTACAATAGATCTCAAACTTGTTAGGTTTGATACCACGAATAACTTTATACTCTATCTTACCAATACGAAACTCAATCTCAACCAAACAATCTTTTTCATTGATACTGTTGGCCAAAGATCCTTTACTAATCTTACGGAAAGGTTTTCCAAACAGCGAAAAAGTAAGAGCATCCAAAATGGTACTCTTACCTGCTCCGTTGCTACCAACGATTAAATTTGTTCTACCTTCTTCTAGATCAATTTCACTAAAGACGTTTCCCGTAGAAAGGAAATTGCGCCACCTAATTTTCTCAAAAATAATCATTTAATCTGGATCATCGGGTGGTATTAAAAAATCGTCAGGTGTGATAATGGAAAATTTTTGACCACGGTCTTGACATGCTCCTATTATAACATGATCTTCCATTTCCACAACCTGCATTGGAGGATATTCATCGGCCTCCGCTTGCATCATCATCAAATATCTTGCTGCGTCATCGTTAGCTATGAAAATAGGAATGACCCTATTCTCTGATTCGTCAAACACAGAATATACACCGTCAGGGTGATCTCGTATTGTTAAGACAAACATTACACGACATTACAGCTTTCAATATATAGTGTCCTCATAAGGGACTTTAGATCTGTCTTGTCTACGGCGATCTCTACTTCATCAATGTATTCATTGAGAAGAGTCATTGTATCTTTAGTTTCAAGATCTGCATCTTCGATGTTGTCTGCGTCAACTAGAGTCTCAACAATTTTAACACCATGAGCACCTACGTTGTAAAGACGATCAACCAGTGTCTCGAACATCTGGTAATCCCGTTTCTCTTCAACGATAAGTTTGATGAACTTGTCCTTATAATCTGACACGCTATATTGGTTGTAGTCCGATTCGATGTCGTTGTAATAGAGCTTCTCAAATATTTCAAAGGGGTTCTCCACAAATCTGAGTCGATCAGTTTCAGTATCATAGATATGAAACCCACGCTTATCCTTGTAATCATTCCAGAACATCTGATAGGGGTTACCTAAGTATTGGACATTTCCTCTCTTTGATCTATGATGGAAGTGTCCAGACCAAACACGTTTAAAGTTTTTAAAATCAGAAACTTTAAACCCACCATCAAATTTCATACCAGGTGTGACTTCAAATCCATCACACTCAAGATGCCCACACATAATATCAGCATTAGAGTTTTGCATAAACTCTACACTATCAATTCTGTTTCCAGAATTAATCCATGGCATCATCAAAAACTTTTTACTACCCAGAGTAATTTCATCTGGTTTAGAGTAAATCGTTATGTTCTTATATTGCTC